AGCTTATTTAGGTTATGTGCCAGCATTTGAAGTGTATAAAACTTATGAAATACCTAAACAAGAAACTTGGTATCAAGCAAAAGATATTTATAATGATATAAATATAAGTGATAATGTCAGTGCTTTTTATGGTTTAGCAAGTGATAATATAAATTTAATGAATAGCATGATAGGACAACAACCAAATTTGTAGGAGAATGATATGGATTGGTTTCAAAATAAAACAACGCAATTAATAGCTTTAGTCTCGATTGTGGGCACTTTGGCTGGTTTTGGTTATACAGGAGCTACTTACGTTAATCGTTTAGAAAACCTAGAAAATAAAATAGGTGGTTTAGGTGAGACAGAAGACGCTCAACAGGCCATTGAGGAGCGTTTTGCTAGTATAGAAACTCAAGTTACATACTTAGAAAAACAAATAAACAGTATAGAAATACCTGATAACAGCAATACTCAAGCATCTGTAGCTGCTTTAACAAGTGATGTAGAAAGAATCTGGATTGAATTAGATAAGTTAGAAGACAGTAAAAATCCTTTAGCTAATTAATTATGAAAATAGGATTAATTATGGGTGGATTGTTGTTGGCTACGATTGCTGGATCTGCTTATTGGATTGATCGACTACAAGACAATATTGGCACATTAAAAGGCAATCAAATTATTCTTGAAACCAAAATACAAGAACAAAACGAAGCTATAGAAAATTATCTCAACAAACAACAACAGACGCAAAACCAGTTACTAGCTTTAGAAAAAGAAAAACAAGAAGCTATGCGTGATGTTAATAGACTGAGAAAAACATTTGCTTCACATGATTTAGATGAGCTTACATTAGCAAAACCTGAAATTATGGAAGGAAAAATAAACAGAGCTTCCAAACGAGTTTTAGAGAACTTAGAAAATTTAACAAACCCAAACCAATTTGATGAAAAAAATAGCAACGATAGTTAGTTTTATACTAATAGCTTCTGGGTGTTCCTTAATACCAGCTAAAACCAAACCTGTTTCTGTGACAACAATAAGCGAACGACCTCCAATGTACCATCCACCATTACCTATGGAAGTACAAATGGATCCTGTTGAGTGGGAAATAATGACGCCAGAACGGATGGAGGAATATTTATCCAACCTAGAAAAAGGTGAAGCGCCAAGGCGTGCTTATTACACTTTGTCTAGCAAAGAATACGAGCATCTAAGCATGGACATAGCAGACATCACCAGGTATATAAAAGAAGTTTTAGGCATAATCAAGTTTTACAGAGACTATGATAATGACGAGGCAAAAGACGATGAGTAAAGCGCCAGACGAATTTGTTTATAGGGCAACTTTAGATCGCATAATTGATGGAGACACTTTTGATTGTATTTTAGATCTTGGTTTTGATGTAAAATTACACAAACAAAGAGTAAGGTTGGCTGGCATTGACACTCCAGAAAGCCGCACTAGAAATTTAGCTGAAAAAGCTCTTGGACTAAAGGCAAAAGAAAGATTAAAAGAACTTTGTGTAGGGACGTTCAAAGTAAAATCATTAGGTAAAGGTAAATACGGAAGGATCTTGGGCATACCTTATACCGAAAATGGAGAAGACATTTGTGAAAAACTTATCAAAGAAGGTCATGCAGTGCCTTATTTTGGTGGGGCGAAAACAAAAATTTGGGGGTAACATGAAAATATCACAAGAAGGACTAGCGTTAATTAAATATTTTGAGGGTTGTGAACTAGAGGCGTACCTGTGTCCAGCTGGAGTTTGGACTATAGGTTATGGACACACAAAAGATGTCAAAGAAGGTGACAGAATAAACAAAGATGAAGCCAATCATTTATTGCTAGAAGAAATGCAAGAATACGAAAAATACATAAATAACATGGTTGAAGTTGACCTTAATCAAAGTCAATTCGATTCTTTGTGTGCGTGGATTTATAATTTAGGACCAACAAATTTTGGTAGTTCAACGCTCCGAAAAGTCTTAAATGAAGGAAAATATGATGAAGTTCCACAACAAATTAAAAGATGGAATAAAGCTGGCGGTGAAGTTTTGAATGGTTTAATAAGACGTAGAGAAGCAGAAGCGCTATTGTTTCAAGGTAAAGAGTGGCATGAGGTATAACGATGTGCAATACTACCCACAGGCCTTTAGGCTTAGAGTTGGGTGGTTTATACGTCACTACCTGACCACCTAACTCGACCATGAGCGACGTTTCTTACAAAGACTTTGATATTTTATCAGAGCAAGATAAAGCCGAAGCCATGGCTTTAATCAATAGATACGATCAATTAGAAAAGCAAGATTCCTGTCAAAACGATTTTATTTCTTTTGTAAATCACATGTGGCCTGATTTTATAGAAGGACGACATCATAAAATTATTGCAGATAAATTTAATAAAATAGCAGAAGGTAAACTCAAAAGACTTATAGTGTGTTTGCCGCCTAGACACTCAAAATCAGAGTTTGCGTCAACCTTTTTTCCAGCTTGGATGATGGGTAAACAGGGTAATCTAAAAATAATACAAACCACACACACGGCTGAGTTAGCTGTGCGCTTTGGTAGAAGGGTAAGAAATATTATAGATTCCGAAGATTATCAACACATTTTTCCAGATTTGAAATTACAAGCAGACAACAAATCAGCTGGTCGTTGGACTACAAACAAAGAAGGTGAATCATTCTACGCTGGTGTAGGTGGAGCTATAACAGGACGTGGTGCGGATTTACTTATTATCGACGATCCACACTCAGAACAAGATGCTTTGTCGCCAAAGGCTATGGAATCAGCTTATGAATGGTACACCTCTGGACCTAGACAGCGTTTACAACCAGGCGGAATAATTGTGATAGTAATGACAAGATGGAGCACTAAAGATCTAGTCGGTAATGTCTTGAAACAACAATCGGAAGAGTTTGCGGATCAATGGGAAGTAGTAGAATTTCCAGCAATTATGCCTGAGTCAGATAAACCTTTATGGCCAGAGTATTGGAAAAAAGACGAGTTATTAAGCGTAAAAGCATCATTACCAGTAGCTAAATGGAATAGCCAGTGGATGCAAAACCCTACGGCTGAGGAAGGATCTATTGTAAAAAGAGAGTGGTGGAATAGGTGGGAAGATGAAGACATACCGCCTTATTCTTATGTGATACAAAGTTACGATACGGCTTTTTCAAAAAAAGAGACAGCTGACTATTCAGCAATAACCACCTGGGCAATATTTAATCGAGGTGATGAAAACGCAGATGAAATTATGTTGCTAGATGCGAAAAGAGTAAGATGTGATTTTCCAGAGCTAAAAAAGTTAGCTATGGAGGAATATAGGTATTGGGAACCTGATTGTGTGTTGATAGAGGCAAAAGCATCAGGAACACCTTTAACTCACGAACTAAGAAGAATGGGCATACCAGTCACAGCATACGCACCGAGTCGCGGACAAGACAAAGTAGCACGAATGAACAGTGTTGCTCCTATATTTGAATCAGGTATGGTGTGGGCACCAGAACACGATTTTGCAGATGAAGTTATTGAAGAGATGGCTTCGTTTCCTTATGGTGATTATGACGACTTTTGCGATAGTGCTACAATGGCTCTAATGCGTTTTAGACAAGGAGGTTTTATATCTCTGCGCGAAGATTATGAAGATGAGGTGAAATTATTAAAGGCAAACAGAACAGTATATTATTAAAAATTTACAAAACGCATTTTGTATTTGACGAAAAAGAGTATCCTGGTCCATACATACATGCAGAGTGTTTGGAGGAAGCTAAATTGATAGCAGAATATAGCGGCTTACTGCTAGACGAAGAGTTGACAGACATAGACGATTTGGATTTAAGCACAAGAGTGTTACACTAAAATATTATGGCTATTGATAAACAGTTAGGCACGGAAGATAACCCAGAAATAAGATCTATGGGATCTTCTGTGGAAGTGCAACCAGACACTAGCAGAGAAGATCAAATCAAACAAGCAGCAGAGATATTGATTGCTAATGAAGAGGTTTTAATTGACGATGAAATTACGCCAGAAGAACCACAATTTAGTTTTAACGCAAATTTAGCAGAAGTTTTACCTGACGATATATTAGGCAGTATAGCCAACGATTTACTGAGCTCTATAAAAGGAGATAAACAATCAAGAAGTGAGTGGGAGAAAACATACACAGACGGATTGAAATATTTAGGTATGAAGTTTGATGAAGGCAGATCCCAACCATTTGAAGGATCTAGCGGCGTTATTCACCCAATCTTAGCAGAAAGCGTTACTGCTTTTCAGGCACAGGCCTATAAAGAAATGCTACCAGCTAAAGGTCCAGTTAAAACAGAAATTATAGGCGCTAGAACTATTGAAACAGAAAACCAAGCTGAAAGAGTACAAGAATTTATGAACTATTACATAATGAATGTAATGGAAGAGTATGATCCAGAACTTGACCAGATGTTGTTTTATTTACCTTTAGCGGGTTCAGCATTTAAAAAAATCTATTTTGATTATGTGCTCAACAGAGCTATGTCTAAATTTATACCACCAGAAGATTTAATAGTGCCTTATGAAGCGGCAGATATGAGCTCTGCCGAAAGAATTACACATGTAATAAACATGTCTTCTAATGAAATAAAAAAACAACAACTTACTGGTTTTTATGCAAACGTGGACATAGGATCCGATGGATATGCAGATGATATATCAGAAGTTGAAGAGGCTATAGACGAAATTCAAGGCATAACGCCGTCGTATAAAGAAAATAGAAACAGAACAGTTTACGAAGTGCATACAGTGTTAGATATAGAGGGGTATGAAGATCGAGATGCAGAGGGCAACACAACTGGCTTGAAACTACCTTATATTGTAACTATAGAGGAATCCTCACAAAAAATACTAAGTATTAGGCGCAACTATTTAGAAAATGATTTACTCAAAAATAAAATAAATTATTTCGTTCAATATAAATTCATGCCTGGACTTGGGTTTTATGGTTTAGGTTTATCGCACATGATCGGAGGTCTTTCTAAAGCGTCCACATCTATACTAAGACAACTTATAGATGCTGGAACACTTGCTAATTTACCAGCTGGTTTTAAAGCAAGAGGCATGAGGATAAGAGACGAAGACGAACCATTACAACCAGGAGAGTTTAGAGATATAGATACTACTGGAGGATCTCTCAAAGAAAACTTAATACCTTTGCCTGTTAAAGAACCAAGTAATGTTTTAATGCAACTTTTAGGTTTGCTTATAGATTCAGGCAAGCGTTTTGCTGCTGTTGCCGACATGAACATAGGTGACGTGAATCAAGCTATGCCTGTAGGCACCACAGTTGCTTTGCTAGAGCGAGGAACAAAAGTAATGAGTGCAATACATAAAAGACTGCACTATTCACAAAAATTAGAGTTTGGTTTACTAGCTAAAGTTTTTGGTGAGTCTTTACCGCCAGTATATAACTTCCAAGTAGGATCTGGACAAAATCAAATTAAACAACAAGATTTTGACGACAGAGTGGATATTATACCTGTGTCTGATCCTAACATATTTTCACAAAGCCAAAGAGTGACACTAGCACAAGAACTTTTGCAGATGGTACAGTCTAATCCACAAGTACATGGTCCGTTGGGTGTATATGAGGCGTATAGGCGCATGTACTCAGCATTAGGAGTAGATAATGTCGATGCGTTGTTGATGCCACCTCCTGACATGACACCAAAGCCAGTTGATGCTGGAATAGAAAATGCAAATTTATTAATGGGGCAACCAGCACAGGCTTTTCCAGAACAAAATCACCAAGCACACATAGATACCCATAAGAGCTTATTTTTTACAGATTTGGTCAAAGATAGTCCACAAGTTCAGGCTTTAATCATAAGTCATTGCATGCAACATTTACAATTCTTAGCAGCTCAAATAGCACAAGAGCAAATGCCAGATGAAGTAAATCAAAGAATTGCAGAAATACAAGCACAGATGCAACAAGTATCGCCAGAAGAAGCACAAATGATTGGGCAACAAATACAAATGATAAACGAACAATATAGCTCAAGCATCATGGCACAATTAGCCAATGAGTTCTTGCAATCTATAGGCATGAGTGGCGGCGGCGATCCTTTGGTTGATATAAGGCAAAAAGAATTAGATCTTAGAGACAAAGAATTAGATATAGAATCACAACAGTTCGAGAGTAAACAAAACCAAAGAGCAGAAGAAAAAGTTATGGACACTCAGCTACAACTAGAGCGTATGGGTGTGCAAAAACAGATTGCAGATGATAAACTTGAGGTAGCAATAGATAGACTTAAAACTAATACAGATTTAAAATTGTTTGAGTTAGAAAATAAAATAAAGGGGATATTATGACAACTTCCTATAAATTAGATGCCATCAAAGCTCTGCGGGCACAAAAAAAATTAGATAGAGCACAAGAAGCTATTGATTTGAAAAAGGCACAAGAGGAAGCTGATAAAAAAGATAAAGCTAACCAGGCACGCATAGCAAAAAAAATGTCTCGTATTGAAGCTGGTTTACCTGTTGAAGATTCTGTAGAAGAAAAACCTACCAAAAAAACAACTGCGAAAAAAACAACTGCAAAAAAAACAACTGCAAAAAAAACAACTGCAAAAAAAACAACTGGAAAAAAAAGAGGAAGGCCTAAAAAATCATAAGTATGGACGATATAACAATTATAGATCTTATAAAGAAAAGGCTATCTGACAAAAAAAACCAGATAAATGAAATCCTAATGTCAGGTAGCCTTAAAGATATGGAGCACTATAAATATTTGCAAGGAGAGCTAAGTGTAATATACTTCCTAGAAGACGAATTAAGAGATATAGGAAAACAACTATAATGTCAGAGGCAATAAAAGATATTAGTATTGAAAAAGTGGCAGAAGCGTATGTAGATCCAGAAGAAAGAGTTTTGGATCCTGAAAAATTAGATGCTTCAATATTAGAACGTATGCCACAACCTACCGGCTGGCGAATGTTGGTTTTACCATACGCTGGTAAAGTAAAAACAAAAGGTGGGATATTATTGGCAAATGAAACAGTCAATCGTGAGGCATTAGCTACAGTAGTTGCTTATGTGGTAAAAAAGGGACCACAGTGTTACAACGACAAAGCTAGATTTGGAGATAAACCTTGGTGTGAAGAAAAACAATGGGTTTTGATAGGGCGCTACTCTGGCTCTAGGTTTAAACTTGAGGATGGTGCAGAGGTACGAATCATCAACGATGATGAAGTAATAGCCACAATTCTTGATCCAGATGATATAGTGAGCTTATGACAACAGAAAAAGACGTAAATGTAGCGCAACCAGAGGTTGACGATATAGAGGTAGAAGTTGCTGATGCACCAGCAGAGGCGACAGGTGGTGATGAAGAATTAGAAAACTATACTAAAAGTGTTTCTAAAAGAATAAACAAATTAAACGCAAGAAATCGAGAAACCGAAGAAAGAGCGTTGCAATTAGAAGCTGCTTTAAGACAAAGAGAACAAGAGGTACACGCTTATTATCAACAAGCGGCTAATGCCCAACAGTCCTTAATAGCAAAAGAAGAAGAAACAGTTGAAATTAAAGAACGTGAAGCTAACGAGTTATACAAAAGAGCTCATTCTTCTGGTGATGCTGAGTTGATGTCAAAAGCAGATACTTTAAAAAGTGAACTTGCTTTACAAAAAGAAAAGGTAAGAATAGCTAAACAAAGACAAGAGCAAGTTGCAACCAATACCCAACAGGTACAACCCCAACAACAATACGTTGAGCAAACGCAACAAACACCACCACCATCGCAAAAAGCCTTAAATTGGTTAGAAAATAATCGTTGGTTTGCAGAAAATGCTGAGGCTCATACTTATGCTGAGATGGTGCATCGTACTTTAGCTGGTGAGGGATATGACACTGAATCAGACGAATACTATGAAGAATTAAACAATAGAGTTTACAAAGTTTATCCGGATCTAAAATCCGATAATGCCGAAAAAAGAGAGGACAGGCCCGCTGTGCAAAGAGTCGCCTCTGCTTCCGTAGGAAGTCGGCAAAAAACACAAGGCAAAGAGAACGGCGTACGTTTTACAAAATCAGAAGTCGCAACTCTACAAGGTTTGAAACCACATGGCATGACAGATGAAGTGTGGTTAAAAACTGTCGCTAAAGAAAAACAAAAACTAGCTACTAGGGAGGCAAAATGACAGAAGATATAAATGTAGACGTTAATTCCAGAAAATCCCGTGAGTCCGAGTCTCACGATAATAATTCTCGCAGACAACCATGGAGGCCAGTCAGAAAACTAGAAGTTCCTGAACCACCAGAAGGATATGAATATCGTTGGATAAGAGAATCCATGCTAGGACAGGAAGATAAAGCTAATGTGTCAAGAAGACTTAGAGAAGGTTGGGAGCTCGTAAGAGGTACCGATTTACCAGCTGAGTTTGCTTTTCCTACAGCTGATTCTGGTAGACACGCTGGCTATGTATATAGTGAAGGACTTTTATTAGCGAAAATACCTGTTGAGACTCGTAACGAACGTAATGCTTATTATGAGGATCAAACTGCTCTCAAAAAGGAAGCATTAGACAACAACATGTTTAATGAAACCAGAAAAGACGGGCGATATGTAAGGTATGACTCTGATCGAAAGTCTAATGTTACTTTTGGGAAAAAGTAACAACGATAAATAGGAGTAAATCTTATGGCAAATAAAGATGCCGCTTTTGGTTTAAAGCCTGTTCGTCAAATGGGCGGAGCACCCTATTCTGGAGGACAATCCAGATATAGAATTGCTAGTGGAGCCACTACACCAATTTACCAAGGAGACTTGGTAACGCAGCTTACTGCTGGTGTTCTAGGCCGCCACGCCGCAACTGGAACTGTTCCGATTGTCGGAGTTTTTAACGGAGTACAATACACAGATCCTACAACTGGCGAGCAAGTCTTTAAAAATTATTATCCTGGCAGTATTTCTGCTTCGGATATTGTCGCAAACGTAATCGATGATCCAAATGTCGTTTTTGAAGTTCAAGCAGACGCAGCTATGCCTGTTGCTGACTTGTTCGGAAATTTCGATATTGTTGACGGATCTCCCGTTGGCGATACTAACTCTGGAATATCAAATGCAGAGCTTGATGTAACTACTGGTGCTACAACAGCTACATTACCTCTGAAAGCATTAGATATATCCCAGGATCCTAATAACGATGATGTAGCATCAGCTAACACTAATGTTTTGTGTGTGATTCAAAATCACATTATGGGACAGAAGGGTGCTGGTTTAGCATAAGGAGTTAATTAAATGGCAATTTCAAGAGCACAATTAGCTAAAGAGCTAGAACCAGGATTAAATGCACTTTTCGGGATGTCCTATGATTCTTATGACCAAGAATATGAAGATATTTTTGTAATCGAAGATTCAAATAGAGCATTTGAAGAAGAGGTATTAGTCACTGGTTTTGGTGGCGCACCTGTAAAGTCTGAGGGCCAAGGTGTTGAATTTGACAACGCTTCTGAAAGTTATAGCGCAAGATACACGCACGATACTGTTGCGTTAGCTTTCGCACTTACAGAAGAGGCGGTTGAAGACAACCTTTATGACTCTCTAGGCAAACGATATGTTAAAGCATTGGCTAAATCTATGGCTAACACCAAAGAAGTCAAAGGAGCTGACGTACTCAATAACGCTTTCTCTTCCAGTTTTACTGGCGGTGATGGTGTTTCTCTAATCAATACTGCCCACACCCTAGCCGGTGGTGGAACAGCTGCGAATAGAGCGACGACTATGGCAGATCTTAACGAAGCCTCACTAGAGGATGCTTTAATAGATATATCTACATTTACAGACGATAGAGGTCTTACTATTTCTGTCCAAGCAGACAAACTTGTGGTTCCACCACAACTTGTTTTTGTTGCAGACAGAATATTAAGTTCTACACAAAGATCTGGAACAGCAGATAACGACATCAACGCAATCAAAAACACAGGTGTTTTACCTGGTGGTTACGTTGTTAATCATTATCTATCTGATCCTGACGCTTTCTTCCTTTTAACATCTGTGAATAGCATGGGCGAAGGTCTAAAAATGTTCCAAAGATCTCCAATGGAGACTTCTATGGAGCCAGACTTTTCAACAGGCAACATTAGATATAAAGCTAGAGAAAGATACTCGTTTGGTTTCTCGGATTGGAGAGGAATCTATGGATCACAAGGAGCGTAAGTTCTAGAGGTCACGTCTCGAAGAAAAAGGGAGTTTCGGCTCCCTTTTTTTATGTCTATCCTATATTGTATAAGTTTGCAAAAAGTTATAATATTCTGTTTATGGAGAATCTTGTGGATAAATCGGCAGCAAAAGAAGCCATAATTGATGTTGGTGTAGGTTTTTTTATGGCTTTTCCTGTGGCCTTAGCTGTTATCTCGTTTTCAAGGTGGATAGGTTTGGGTGTGATTACAACGGCTGTATTCCAAACCATAGTTTTTACCTTAGTATCTTTGACAAGAAAATACTTTGTTAGAGTGCATTTTAAGAGAATTAACAACGAAAAATAACTTACATTATTTGCCAATCACATAGGTAGACTGTATTATCAACCTTGTAGAACTAATTGTTGCGGGCATGGTGTTCGCAATGGCTATTTATAAGGAGGCTGATTATGACTACACACTTCACTTCGGGAGTTACCAATGTTGGAGCTGATACAACATTAGGTAAATTAAAAGCACCCGCACCCCACAAGTATCACACTTATTTTAATGATTTTGATACTTACTTGGCGTCCGATTGGACAATTACAACAACAGAAGATGGAACTGGATCTGCTACTGAAGCATTAGCTGACGGCGATGGTGGTTTACTACTCATTACAAATGCAGCTGGCGACAATGACCATGACTTTTTTCAACTGGTCAAAGAAGGTTACAAATACGAAACTGGAAAGCAGTTGGCTTTTAACATGAGATTCAAAACCAATGATGCCACGCAATCAGACATTGTGGCTGGACTACAGTTGACTGATACCACACCTTTGGATGTGACTGACGGCATTTTCTTTTTGAAGTCCGACGGCGG